GCGATCACGATGGATCAGGTTGGTAATAATGCAATCTCGTTTATTCAAGAAGCTCAACCTGCGATTACTGATCTACCAACTGGTGTTTATTGGTTACAGGAATCAACAGGGCAATTAAGAATATTTAACGGAAACTCTTGGTTCTCAGTGGGTTTTGGACGATTAGCAGAAGAAAATCTCAGGTTCAGTGGAACCTTTTCTGCTACGAATGGTTTGATTGTTACCCTGACAAGTTTTGGAACATCCGCTGGTTTCAGTGTTGGGACAGCGATACCTGCTGGAACAGCTTCAATTACTGGTTGTTATTTCGTATGTGTTACCCCCGGAAATGGAACAGCGGTTGTGCCATCAACCAGTTTCGACGCTGGTGACTGGTGTTTATGTATGGGTCTCAATGATTGGGATCGAATTGATACTCTTAGCGGTCCGGGGTCAGTAAGTTCTTTAGATGATCTATCTGATGTAACTATTGACACCCCTACTGCCGGTCAATTCTTTGAATACGCATCTGACGGACAATGGAAAAACGTATCTGAGATAGCTGGCGGGACTTATTAATTTAA